CATCATAGTTTGCTAAACAACAGATACTAAAATCTCCGTTTGATGATATTTCAAGTTGGCTCCAAGGTTCAGAACAAAAGCTGTCCTCGCTGAAGTTATAAGGGCTTGGTTTATAATCCATAAATTTTTTTTCTCATTTTATATTAGACTCTGTACTAGAGTATTTACCGTTACGATACTAGTTATATGACTGATACCTTTTCCAGCAAAAACATGTCCTGTAGTTCCTGTTGTAATTCCAGCATGTAAACTAAATGTATTATTATCGTTATCTTTACCTTTGTATTCTGAAAATATCAATGCATTTTGCTTTGCACTTTCTGTTTGTAACTTTCCTAATGTTTCTGCATTCTTATTTACTAATTGATTTTTTGCTTCGTTGCTTAAAGGACTCTCTTCTGTAGCCGCGAATAAAGTGCCAATACCTACATAGTCTGCACCTAGTTCTGTCATAGATTTGATATCCTCTTTTGTTCCAACTCCACCTACTGCTATAATATCAATTCCACTATAATATTCTCTAGCATAATTTATACAAAACTCAATTCCTTTTGCATCTCCAGCTCTACCAGCACCGTGGGGACTTTTAATACCTAGTGCATCTACTTGTCTATTTCCAGCCCACCGTGCATACCTAGATATATCAGTTGGAACAGATACAACTTTTAATATTAATTTAATACCAGAGTCTTGCATTCTACTTTGATGAGATGTTACTACTGCTTCATTACTTCTATATAATTCATCAACTTGAATAAGTTCTACGTGACTAACTTTTTCTTCTATTAATAAATCGCACATAGTAGATTCTTCGTCTATTAGAAATTGTGTGTCAATGCTTATAATTAAATCTGCATTAGGACACTCTTTATAAAATTCTTTTATATTTTTTCTAAGCCAATCATAACTCAACCTACCAGGGCCTGTATAATAATTGAAAGCACTAATACTAGGTACTGCTCCGGCCTTGCTTGTTGCAATAGCTAATTTTAAATCAGATACTCGATTCATAGCCATTGCTATAATAGGATATTTAGAATTGAATAACACATTTCTCTCCGATAAATAGTACTATTACTTATTAAGGAGTTTTTGTATTATGCATCCGTATCCAAGACCAAATGAACGTATAGTTATAGTATCCGGAGGGTTTGATCCTCTGCATTCTGGACATCTAAAGTTACTTAAAGGAGCAAAAGAGTTAGGACAATATCTGCTAGTTGGTGTTAATTCGGATCAATGGCTAGGAATAAAAAAAGGAAAAAATTTTCAAAATATAAAGGAAAGACTTGATATTCTAAATTCTTTAGATATGGTTAACTCTGCTATGGAATTTGATGATAGTGATGGAACTGCATGTAAACTAATAGATCATGTAAAGAAAACTTTTCCGGATAATGAAATCATATTTGCAAATGGTGGTGACCGTACTACCAATAATGTACCGGAGTCGAACATTACTAACATTACATTTGCATGGGGTGTTGGTGGAGAAGAAAAAACTAACTCTAGCAGTGAGTTATTGTACAGATGGGGTAAACACAATACACAAACAGAACACCGTCCTTGGGGTGCCTGGACGGTACATAGAGATTTAAAAACAACAAAAGTTAAAGAATTAACAGTCGAGCCAGGGAAAAGTCTTTCTATGCAACGACATAAAGATAGAGCCGAGCATTGGTTTGTTGCAGAAGGTGAAGCAACAGTTTATACACTTGATATAAGTTCAGACCAAGAACTAATTGGCCATTTTCCAATGCACTCCTCCTTACATATAAATCAGGACCAATGGCATATGTTATCTAATGAAACCAATAGCTTACTTAGAATTATTGAAATACAATATGGTTCTAACTGTTCCGAACAGGATATATTTCGGTTAAATGACCAAAAATAATACTTGACCTTTGATCTAAAGTGTAGTATAGTAACACTTGTAAATACAAACCTATAAGGAGATCAAATGTTTACCCCAGAGCAAATTGCTAAACTAAAGTCCGTAATTAATGACGGCGTACAAATTAAACGTGAAGTTGAGGACCTAAATGGTGGACTCAAAGATACAGTTTCCGCGATTGCAGAAGAACTTGAAATTAAACCAGCAGTTCTAAATAAAGCAATCACTAAAGCATTCAAAGGTGACTTTGAAAGAGATCAAACTGATCTTGAGGCTGTTGAAGAAATCCTTGACGTAACTGGTAATAAAGTTCCTTAAGACTTACATAATTAATATTGTAGAAAAGAGGAAAGCTAATGCGAATTGAAGATGAAATTAAACTAGATTTTAAAGATGTTCTCTTTAAACCTAAGAGAAGTAAACTAGAATCTAGACGAGATGTTGACCTGCTCCGTACTTTTAAATTCCATAATTCTGGAAATGAATGGACAGGAGTTCCTATTGTAGCAAGCAATATGGATGGTGTTGGAACTTTTACAATGGCTAAAAAGTTGCAAGAACATAAGATGTTGACTATAATGCGAAAACATTATACACTTGATGAATGGAATCAAGCCATCGGTGACGGTGTTAAGATGAAGTACCTAAGTGTATGCACAGGAACAGCCGCAATCTGGGATCCAGAAGCGGAAGACTTTGCAACAATGAATGCAGTATTAGGAGCATACCCGGATATTAAATTTATTACAGTTGATGTAGCAAATGCTTATCACGAAAACTTTGGAGACTTTATTTCACGTCTTCGTGACAGATATCCAGATAAAACTATTATTGCAGGCAATGTTATTACTGCAGAAATGGTTGAGGAGTTAATTATCAAAGGTGCCGACATTATTAAGTGTGGTATTGGTCCAGGATCAGTATGTACTACACGACTAATGACAGGTGTTGGAATTCCTCAGCTATCAGGTATTATCGAATGTGCAGATGCGGCAAACGGTATCGGTGGTCATATTATTGCAGATGGCGGTTGTGTATACCCTGGTGATGTTTCCAAAGCATTTGGAGCAGGTGCTCATTTTACCATGCTTGGTGGTATGTTAGCAGGCCATGATGAATCTGAAGGAGAGATAATCGATGGCATGGTAAAGTTTTATGGTATGAGCTCAGACGAAGCTATGTCAATTTATGGTTCTCGTAAATCTGGTTACAGAGGAGCAGAAGGTAAAGTAGTTACTGTTCCTCATAAAGGTTCTGTTGATAATACCGTAACAGAAATATTAGGCGGAGTTAGAAGCACATGTACATACATTGGAGCAAACAGAATTAAAGATATGCCAAAGTGTGCAGTTTTCGTACGTTGCTTGAATACACATAATACAGTCTATGGAGGCTAATAAATGAGTCTAAACGAAAAAATTGATGCTAGGATGGATGCACTCCAGCATTGGATGGAAACTAACTATCATATAGACCACGAAGAGGAAGTGTATAACTTGACACTATCTATATCCAAGTTTTGGTCTATAATGAATGATGCGGATAAGGATTATCTCCAAGTCGCACAAGATGCAATTAAAAATAAAACAATGTGGAGTACATAATTTGTTCGTAGATGCTTGGCAGGATCGACAAAAAGAAATAGTTAATGTAGTAGAACGTGTTAATGGCAAGCGGGTAATGAAAGTTTATCCTTGTCGTTATGTAATGTACTATGCAGATGCTAAAGGCAAGTTTGTAGACATTGCTGGAAACAAACTTAGTCGTATTATGGTTGGCAATGCAAAAGCATTTGATAAAGAGAAACGTATTCATGGACATGGAAGAACATGGGAAAGTGATTATAGGCCTCTACAACGTTGCTTAGAAGAAAACTACAACGGTCAAGAATCTCCCAAGTTACAAGTTGCATTCTTTGATATTGAAGTTGATTACGATAGAGAAAAAGGATTCTCTGATCCTAGTGATCCTTTTAATCCAGTTACTGCCGTAACAGTACACCTGGGTTGGTTAGATAGAACAATTACATTTGTTGTTGCTCCTAAAAAAATGTCTAAAGAACATGCAGAAAGTATTGTATCAAAATTTGATGACACAATACTATGCGAAACAGAAGATTTATTACTTGAATACTTTTTAGATATCATTGAAGATGCAGATGTACTAAGTGGTTGGAATTCAGAAGGTTATGATATTCCTTACATGGTTAATCGTGTTACTAGAGTATTAGGCAAAGATCAAACTAGACGGTTTTGTCTATGGGATAGGTTTCCTACTAAACGAGAATTTGAACGTTATGGAAAGACTCAAGAAACTTTTGATACAATTGGCCGTGTACATTTAGATTATTTAGAGTTATATAGAAAATATAACTATCACGAACAACATACTTATAGACTTGATGCTATTGGCGAATTTGAAATTGGCGAAAAGAAAATTCCATATGAAGGATCTTTAGACCAGTTATACAACAATGACTTTGAAAAGTTTATTGCATATAATAGACAAGACGTTGTACTGTTAAAGAAACTAGATGACAAACTACAGTTTATTGACTTAACAAATCTTATCGCTCACTCTAATACTGTTACACTTAGAGCTACAATGGGAGCCGTTGCAGTTACAGACCAAGCACTAGTTAATGAAGCACATAGTAGAGGAATGATTGTTCCTGATAGGCCGAGGCGTAATAAAGAAGTAGCAAATGCCGCCGCTGGTGCTTATGTTGCAGTACCTAAGAAAGGCATGCACGAATGGATAGGTAGTATGGACTTAAACAGTTTGTATCCTAGTATTATCCGTGCATTAAATATGAGTCCAGAAACTATTGTTGGGCAAGTACGTCAAACAGAAACTGAAGACATGATTGAAAGTTTCTTATCTTCTGGTAAAGGTGTTGCTGAAGCATGGGAAGGAAAGTTTGCTTGCCCTGAATACGAACATGTAATGAATCGTGACAAAGGCATTACCTTAACAGTTGATTGGGAAAATAATCAATCAGAAGAAATGTCTGCCGCAGAAATATATGACTTAGTATTTTTTAGTGGACAGTCCTTAATGATGTCTAGCAATGGTACTATATTTTCGTATGCACAAAAAGGTATTATTCCTGGACTACTAGAACGTTGGTATGCAGAACGTAAAGAGTTACAAGCAGAACTAAGAAAAGCAGAAACAAAAGAAGATAAAGACTTTTGGGATAAAAGGCAATTAGTTAAAAAGATTAATTTGAATAGTGCATATGGTGCTTTACTTAATGCAGGTAGTAGATTTTTTGATATGCGATTAGGGCAAAGCACAACTCTTACCGGACGTTGTATTGCTAGACATATGGCAGGCGCAGTAAACGAATCGTTTACTGGTAAAAAAGATCATGTAGGTGATGCAGTAATTTATGGAGATACAGATTCTGTTTACTTTAGTGCTTATCCATTATTCAAAGATGAAATTGAATCTGGCAAAGTAGAATGGACTAAAGATAAAGTTATTGAAATTTATGATACAGTAGCAGAACAAGTTAACGATACGTTTCCAGGGTTTATGAACGAGGCATTTAATTGTCCTCAAGTACTAGGTGAAGTTATTAAAGCTGGTAGAGAAGTTGTTGCGTCTCGTGGAATTTATATGACAAAGAAACGTTATGCAGTTATGATATATGACGAAGAAGGTTCTAGGAAAGATACAAATGGATCTCCTGGAAAACTTAAAGCAATGGGCTTAGATATGAAACGTGCAGATACTCCAGAGTTTATGCAAAGGTTTCTAGAAGAAATATTAGGAATGACATTGGAAGGTACTGATCCTGAGATTGTTATGCAACGTGTAAAAGCATTTAGAGAAGAATTTAAGTCTCGACCTGGTTGGGAAAAGGGTACACCTAAGAGAGTTAATAACTTAACTAAACATACAGCCGTTTATGATAAGACTGGTAAATGTCGTATTGGACATGCATTGGCGGCAATAAATTGGAATAGACTTAAGAAGGCATTTGGTGACCAACGTAGCATGGATCTTACTGATGGACAAAAAACTATTGTTTGTAAATTAAAAAACAATCCTATGCAAATTAATTCAATTGGTTATCCAATTGATGAGCTAAACATTCCTGATTGGTTTAAAGAATTACCATTCGACCACGACGCTATGGAAGAAACTATTATTGACAGTAAAATAGATAACTTGCTTGGTGTGCTTAAATGGGATTTATCCCAAACAAAAGACAGAGGATTTGTTGATGACCTTTTTGGATAACAAAGTCGTTGACATTTGCCTAAATTATATGTATACTGTAAAAACAATGGAGATTATGAATTATGCTTAAAGACATTACACTAGACGTTTCGAAGAATATTGCTTCGCTTGGTACGTTTGAAGAAATTCTGGTAGAGAAAGATGCAGGTAAAACAAAGTTTACTGCTTATCCAGAAGATAGTACAATTACCGTACTAGCAGAAGCACCTAAAGAATATGATGAACTACCTGATAAGTGTGGTATGCTTAACTTACCTTTCTTTGTTGGTTTGTCTAATTTATATAAGAGTGAAGACTCTAATGTAGCAACTGGCACAAATAGCAAGGATGAAACTGATAGATTTGTTTTTACTGATAAAGGCGGAAACAACGATCATTATCGTTTAACTCCAACTAACTTAATGAAAACTAAGCCTAGGAGTTTTAAAGGTACAGAGTGGCAAGTTACATTGCAACCAGCGGCTAATAAGATTTCTGAACTTGCAACAAGAGCAGGACTTTATACTAATATTGATCCTAATCTAATTGCTACTACTGCTGATGGAAAACTTATTTTTACATTAGGTGGACAAGCAGGTGGCGGACATATTGGTAAGTTTGTTGTAGCAGATACAACACAGGAACTTAAACAACCTGTTACGTTGCCTATTAATGCATTAATTTTAGCATTAAAAACAGCAAGCCAGGGTACGCCTATTCTAAGTATTTCGGAGAAGGTTGCTAAAGTAGAATTTGACAGCGGTGTTATTGCTTATGAATATCTAATTATGGCTCAAGGATAATTGACAGAAAAGAGGCACAAGCATGACAACAAATAAAACTGATCTGTGGACTACTAATAAAGACTATGCAGTCTTCTTACCTAGTATTTCTACATTCTATTCTACAATAGTAAGTAAAGAACAAAACGAGCCGGGCAAGAGTGTTCCACCAGAACGTGTTCCAGCTGGTTTTGAAACTGGTATTGAAGGATTAAATTTCTTAAATAAAAAAGACGCATACTTCTATTATCCTTATGCACTTTACTCTGCTGGACATGCTCAGTTAGATCTAAGTAAAACTGATACTATGGAAAGTATGATCCAAAAGAGAGATCGCAAAGATACTTTTATCTTAGGTGACTCTGGTGGTTTTCAGATTGCAAAAGGTGTAATTAAATTTGACTGGGAAAACTTTATGGAACGTCCAGGTGATGAAGGTTACAAAGGAAGTGCAGATAAAACTCGAGGGCAAATTTTAAATTGGCTTGAGCATACTGCTGATTACTCTATGGTACTTGATATTCCGACTTGGGCGGCTAGGCCTCCTTTGAATGAACGTACTGGACTAAAGAGTTTTCAACAATGCCTAGACGGTACGTTGTATAACAATGCATGGTTTATGGCTAATAGAAAGAACCAAACAAAGTTTCTAAATGTATTACAAGGTAGTACAAATGAAGAAGCAGATATTTGGTATGAAAATGTAAAACACTTCCCGTTTGAAGGTTGGGCGATGGGTGGTAATAATATGCAAGATGCCCACCTATTGCTTCGTAGATTAATTCAGATGCGTGACGAAGGAATGCTTGAACCAGGTAAAGATGTTATTCATGTACTTGGAACAAGTCGATTGGAATGGGCAATCTTTTTAACGGCGGTACAAAGAGCCTTAAAGGCAACTGTCAATCCGAACTTACTCTTAACATACGACTGTGCATCTCCATTCGTTAGCACGGCATACGGTTTATCTTACACTCAACATGTACACACAAACGAACGTATGACTTATGTAATGGAAAAGGCTGTTGATAATAGAGACTTTAGCGGAAGTACTATTCCGTGGCCTTGGTCGTCAGCAGTTGGTGACCGAATTACAATGGGAGATGTCTGCTACTATAAACCAGGGCAGGCTAACAAAAATGGGAAAGTTGCTAAAACAAGCTGGGATACCTTTTCTTATAGTTTGATTATGGCACATAACGTGGATCAGCATATACAATCTGTTCAAAGAGCTAATGTATTAGCAGACATTGCTTGGCAACAAACACATCCTGATCCTAGACAATGGAGAAAGACTAGACAAAAAACTCAAGAAGGTCAAGTTGATCTTTGGGTTCCTCGTAATGTATTATACATGATGGAACTAGTTGATATGGTATTTAAAAGTGAAGAACCGTATAAACTACTTGATCAATGTATACCATTAATGACTGAGTTTTCTGGACGTAAGACTCGTAAAACTGGTGCTGATTCAGTTAACGATTTATTTGATACAGACGATGGAGAAACAACTGAAGTTATTGCAGAGGCAGGTGCGTTTGATGATCCTAATGATGCAGAACTTGAAAAACTAGTCATAGGAGTTGAATAATGAAAAGAGACTATCAAGTAGGAGTAAAAGATGATGTTGAGTTTTTTACTGGTATAGAGATCGAAAGGTCTCCTGCATTTGGATTAATGACATTATTTGTAGTTGGAGTACATCCTTCAGAAGATATTATAAAGATGGCAGAAGAAAAGAATTGCGAAGCCATTTACTTTGGAGCAAATCAAAGTTTTCCTAATCCTACTGCTATAACATTGGATTCAATTAATATTTGGAAAGAATGGGAAACTATGATTAAAAATGTCTTGACAAGTACTAAGATTTATTGTACACTAGATATAGACATTAAATGTTTAACTTGTTTTCAAGGAACAGAATTAAATAACTATAATAGGTTCATTCCAATGATTTCGGTAAAACTTCCGAATGTAGAAAGCCTTAACTATAATACAACAGTTAAGATAGACGATACAGATTTTGATGATACTAATCCAGGAATATGGTGTCATAGTTTGAACAGTTTAATGAACCGAAAGAATTTTACATCCTGGTGTGAATATAAAAACGATAAACCTATATAAGGAGTTGTCATGACAGACGATACAGAAAATCGAGGACATGCTTTTAATCAAGCTCGTACACCAATTCCTCGAAAGCCAAAGCCTAAGTCGATAATGACTGATGAGAATTTAATTTCTGAAGAAGATGAACAGGAAACTGTACAAACTGAGGAAATTAAAGATGTTGCTGAACAAGAAGAAGTACTAGAATCTAGTAGTATTGAAAAACGTTTAGCGGCAATTGAAGAGCAGATGGAAGTTACAAACAAATATTTAAGTGCAATAGATTGGAAAATTTGGTTGTATCTAAAAGCTGAAAACTACATTGAATAATATTAACCCCTAACCTAAAGGACAGAAATATGTCAAAAGACATGATCTGGATCACCTTCCAATTAGAAGGTATGCATTGTTACCCTGCCGCGGCAACTGATCCTAAACTTGCTACCGGCGACGAATATGATGTGAGCTTTTTAGCAAGCCCGCATCGACACATCTTTCACTTTAAAGTACACATGGAAGTCTTCCATGATGACAGAGATGTAGAGTTTATACAGTTTAAACGATGGTGTTTAAATCTATATAAAGGCAGTATTCTTGAACTTGACTATAAGAGTTGCGAGATGATTGCAGAAGACCTATATAAACAAATCAACGAAAAATATCCAAATCGTAGTGTTTGGATTGATGTATCAGAGGATAATGAAAATGGTTGTTTCCGACAATTCGATTAATGTTCGTCCGCATGTCCGTTTTAATGGACACAGGCGCAATAAGTCCCTTAACCTAGCTCATATTAAATATGATCTGTTAAAGATATCCGAGCTATATGATGGGTATCTAACTCCAGATTTAGGGGAACTTCCCCTAAAGCTCTATACTTCCTACTTAGACGATCTTAAGAAGGCAGAGCAAATTTACAAGTATACTATTGATGAGCCTATTATGAGGCGTCATGAAGATACTGGTAACCGTAGCTTTACATATACTTTCCATGTACAAGGTACTCCGGATCGTACTGCTAAAGTTCTTAAGATTCATGTAGGCATTTATAAGAATGCTTATAGTGAAGCAGAACGTTGGGACTATAGAAGTGATGCTCCTTGGCAAATTGAAGTTGAGTGGGTATGATGAGAAAGCTATTCTATATGGGATTAGAGCCCTATGAAGGCAGGTATACACTTCAGTTACAACAATGGAGTGTAGCGGCTTTCCAAAAGAGAAACATTGATTATGTAATTGTTCCTGGAACTACCATTGACAATACAAAAGCAATTAGTGTTGGACAAGTACTTGATGCACATGGACGTTCGTACTTTGGTATGAGTCAACTTATGAATCTAGTACAGATGATGAGAAGTGGAGAATGCACTGGTGATGATGTTATCTTCTTTGAAGACATGTTTCAGCCTGGTATGGAATCATTACCTTATATCATGTGTCAGATACCAAAAGAGCAACGACCTAAGATTTTTCTACGTTGTTTAGCTCAGGCAATTGACCCAGATGATTTTGTTCATGTATGGGGTATGAGTAAATGGATGAGTTTGTATGAACAGATGTGTAACGAAATTCCTAATGTTCATATTCTAGCAACAAATGAAGAAATGGTTGCACATATGAGGATTGCAAACTGGACTGCTCCAATCTATAACATTTCTGGTTTAAGTTTTGGTAAACAAGAAGTACTTGGTCGCATTGGTGGTAACGTACAAGACTGGGAAACTAGACAAGACAGAGTTGTATTTGCGGCAAGGTTTGATCAAGAAAAGCAACCTGATTTCTTTATGGATATCATTGAAAAGGTAAAAGACTCAGGACATCCTGTAGAATTTGCAGTACTAAGTGGAGGACCTTTGCGTTCTAATAATCCTAAATATATTGAACGTGCAAAAGATTTAGAAGAAAGAGGACTTCTTAAAATATATACTGACTTGCAAAAAAATGATTATTATCATTTGCTAAATGATAGTAAAGTTTTGTTTAATTGTGCATTGCAAGACTGGGTAAGCAATACTGTAAGTGAAGCAGACACATTAGGTTGTAATGTAGTTTATCCTGCTTACAGAAGTTTTCCTGAAACTTTTTCTAATGACTTTACTCGTTTGTATATTCCATGGAGTCAAGAAGATGCAATTAGTAAAATTATGAAAGGATTAGATTCTCCTAGTCCTAACATGGGAAAGATAAGTGACTGGACTGATAGTACTATTGATCGTATGATTGATATTATGCAAGGAAGTTATAAACATAATGAATGGTCTAGGTCTGGTAATAGATACAGAGACCATGTAGCAACATCTAAATACTAAGAGGTAGTATAAATGCAACAAGAAAGAGATGAATGGATTGCTATTACTGGATGCAATGGTTACATTGGTGGTCAGACAGTTTTAGAATTTAAAAGATTAGGATATAAAATACTTGGTATTGATAGAAACCAATCAACTGGTTCCTGGTTGCAAGAACATATAGATTCTTTTATACCAGGTGATTATGTAAATGGAATGTTTTTACATCAACTAAGACAGCTTAAACCTGTTGCATTTATTCATGTTGCTGGAGAAAGTTTAGTTGGTCCTAGTGTACTTGATCCTTCTAAGTATTACATTAATAACGTAGGAGGAACATCTAAGCTTCTTTCAGCATTAAACACTATTGGTTTCAAAGGAACATTTGTATTTTCAAGCTCAGCGGCTGTTTATTCAGATACAGACCCTAAACAGAATCAAAGTATCAGAGAAACATTTGAAACCATTCCTCCTAGTCCATACGGTATGAGTAAATTAATGGCTGAGAAAGTTATTGAGGATTGTGCAAAAGCATATGGATTTAATGCAATAGCATTACGTTACTTTAATGCTTGCGGAGCGGATAAAGAAGTTAGACATGGACAAGTAAAATCTGCTACTCATTTAATTGCAAAAGTTATGAATGCTTTAATTAATAAAGAGGTGTTTACATTAAATGGTATTGACTATGACACACCAGACGGAACTTGTGTTAGAGACTATCTACATGTAGAAGATATTGCTAAAGCTCATAGAGTTGCATATGAACTTGGTAAAACTTTTAAACCTGGACAGTTTGATTACTTTAATTTAGGTACTGGTAAAGGTTACTCTATTAAAGAAATTATTAGCACTATTGAAAGACATACTAACAAAAAACTATTAGTTCACAAAGGTCCTAGGAGACCTGGAGACCCTGGGAGGTTAGTGGCTAGTTCTAAGAAAATAGAAAGTACTGCTGGTTGGAAAGCAGACAATTCGTCTCTAGATAATATTATTAGAACATCATGGGCTTGGTACAACTCTCAGAGGTTTAAGGATTATGCATAGAAAGGTAATTAACATGACATGTATTAAAACAAAACGTGGACGGAAATTAGGTG